GGTAATCAATACCCTTCTAATTATTCAACCAATATTGGATATTCCGCCGGATTACAAGCCGCAGGTTTTGCGAGTGTGAATATAGGTCTTGAAAGTGGAATCAATCCTAATTACGAAACTGGGGAAAAACAATATACTAATTGTATAGCTATAGGTCGAAGTGCTGGAAACCAGAATCAGGGATATGCACCTTATGGTTCTCCGGCAGGTTATTCGATTGCTATAGGAAACGGAGCAGGTAAAGGTCAGGCACCCCTTTCTTTGTGCATTGGGAATAATGCCCAGACGACCGCCCCGGGCAGTATTGTTCTATATGCTCCTACAGATTATACAATACCTTTTACTGCTACTACTGCGGGATTGTTCGCTAAACCCATAAGGATTAATCCTTCTACTGGAGCAGACACCACCTATTCGGTTGCCTATGACGCGTCGACTTGTGAGGTGTATGCAATAACCGGTTCTGGTGGTGCTACTGGTGCTACTGGTGCTACGGGACCCACGGGTGCCGCAGGTTCTGCCGGTGCTACTGGTGCTACTGGTGCTACAGGTGCTACTGGTGCTACTGGACCCACGGGTGCCGCAGGTTCTGCCGGTGCTACTGGTGCTACAGGTGCAACAGGACCCACGGGGAGTTTTCCTTCACCACAAGGTGCAACAGGAACATACTTGGTCTCATTGGGTGGAACTAATTTCGGGTGGTCTAATCAGGTAATAACAGCCCCGGCGATTGTCCTACCACCTACCCCACTCGTGTATGGTGGAGCACCTTCTGTTCCCCCAGTAAGACCAGACCCAGTTCAAACGGGTTTAACTTCATACGACGGTTGGTTCTACCAAAATTATACTACAGGAACTAATATCGACTGGGGTTGTCCCCTAAGTTTAAACACCTTTTCGAATACCGCTTATTCGGGTTCTTCCCTCAATTCAAACAAACTTTTACAGGGATATGTCTGTTTTACCAGTTTTACAACAACCAGTTCAGTCAATCTTGCCTTTTATACCCAACCGCCTACTGGTGGTAATTTCTATAAATCCAAGTTCGCCGCAATTTATGACCAGCCAATCGTAGCAGGTCAGCCCTATATAGCCCACTTTGATTTTAGTGGTAATTATCTACCCCCACCACAAAAGTGGCTACACACCCCAATTAATATGACTAAATCCCCAGTAGGTGCGGTTGGGAACTTTTATAATGAAGACCTTTTGAAAATGAGTATTTCAACCAGTTCGGTCCAAGGAGCCAATAAAGATTGCTTCATTATTAGTGAAGCCGGTGTTATAATCGCGGACGGAACAAACCCACCATATAGACAACCCTTCGTTTTAACGGGTGCGTCGATACAGGGGTCGTATGTGAATGGTGCATATTATCCTATTGTATCAGCAACGGCGAACGCAACTCAAACACTCACCGCCGCTTTGAATCAATCTACTTTATTACCTACGGCAACCGCAGTATCCATAACACAACTAACCTTAACTACTTCTGGATTGGTTGCCGCTGCGAACTATTACATTACCATTGTGAATCAAAATCTACAAAACAATCCTCTACAAACAACTTCCATTTCTGTTATTTACCCAAGTTCCACTGGCGGAGCAACTTCAACTTATGTCCTACCACTCAACCAGTCGATTACCTTTAATTCCGTTGTGTCCACAAGTGGTTCTTATCTAGTCCCACAATAATCTCTTGATATATATATGATAAACAATTGGAACGACGAGAACTTTTCCGTCCTTGAACGAATGCGAAAAAACTGTATTTTGTTTAGCAAACTGCACCGGCACGAATATCTATACTACCAATCGTGGTTAAAATACTTTAAATTGCCGGTCATTGTCCTATCCGCTTTGGGGTCTGTCGCCTCTGTGGGAATCCAAGAGTATCTGCCGCAAACATATATAAGTGATATTACTTGCGGACTCGCCTTTATTTCTGGGGTCATTACTTCAATCGAACTATATCTCGGCATTTCGTCTTCTATGGTCAATGAACTGGAAAAGTCCAAAGAGTTCTACCTTCTATCCGTGAAAATATTTAAGGAACTTGCCCTATCGGTAGAGCAACGCCAAGAGGCAAAGACTTTTCTAGAACAAGCCCTAGCGGAGTATTGCAAGTTAATTGAGCATTCCAATTTAACAAAAAATAAGATACAGGCAGACGAACTGCAGCCCCTACCAAGATACGCTGTTCCGTCCGTAGTGGGTGGTTCAACAGATACTGGGGAAAATCCCTAATTCATTTTCTCGATATATTGTATAATGTATACGATTACACAATATACTAAAGATAGAGCCAAACACTTGGGTGTTCAAGTATTTCCTAGTGATAATCCAAAATACAAACTAGAAGTGTATGATTATCACGGTAATTTCATTACTTACTGCGGAGACCCCAATTACAAGGACTTTCCCACTTATATGAAAGAAGACGGTTGGGATTATGCGGTGGAACGCAGACGACTCTATAAAATCCGGCACGAGAAGGACAGACACCGAATTGGTAGTAGGGGATATTATGCCGACCAACTATTATGGTAGTTTAGCCAAAATTAAAATCTAGATTAAGTATATATATGTTGACCGATATACAGATATGGGACTTGGCGAATAGAATGGACATACCAATGGTCTTCTGTGATTTTAAGGATAGATTGAAAGGTAAGAAACTCCAACATAACAAGTTCTATATAATTAATATGGAAAATGAGTTCGACGAAGACGGACGACCAAATGAGGGGTCGCATTATTGTGCATTCCAGATAAATAAATATCCCACGGGGAAAATCGAAGGAGTCTATTTCGACCCCTTTGGACAACCCCCACCGCAGATAGTCCAGAAGTTTAGCGGTTTGGGTCATTTACCCTATAATACAAAGGACATTCAATCCCTTATGAACTCTGCCTGCGGGTGGTATTGTCTTGCTTGGGGTCATTACATAAACTCTTATCAAGGACGGACTAAACACCTTTATACCGATTGCGAGGACTTTACCGATATGTTCGAAGACTTGTCCAAGTCGTGTGAGCACCACAAAAATGAGTTCATATTAAAACACTTTTTCCGGTCGAATGATAAAGAGGTAAGAGATAAGAATCCCATAGAAGTATTTAAAAAGGGCGACTTTAGACCCGTCGAAGGGGGACGCTCCGTTCGACCCCTGGAACAAGTTGCAGACCCCAATACCATTGACGGGGAGGACGACGATAGGAAGAAACACCTATAAAGGGGCTTAGTTAGGGACTTTGCGAAATTGCGTAAAAGCGAACATACTTTTATAAACTTTTCGTGTAGGGGATTTTCCTTCTACCACCTGACGCCACTTGGTAGTTGGTAGTTCGAACGGTGGAAAAGTTTATAGAATGGGGGTGGTTTTTACGCATTTTACGCAAAGCCCCTAATTAGGGTAAAAATAAAAAAGCATTTCAATTATTATCTAATAGAATTATATAATAATAATGGAAGAGAAGAAGAAGAGAGGTAGACCAAGAAAAAACCCCGATAATGTTAGAATGGAAGTGGAGGAGAAGAAGCCGAGAGGCAGACCAAAGAAGATTCAACTCTCTTTACCACCGGATATGCATTTCAAGGTAGGTGCCCGTGGATTAAAAGAGGATTTAGAAAAAGCCCACGAAAAGGAGGGGAAAATAATGAATAAAATAATCGAGAAAAAAGACCCGTGTTGGGAGGGATATGAACAATTGGGTATGAAGACCGGGAAAAAGGGGAAGAAAGTCCCTAATTGTGTTCCTGAAGGCAAAGGTCTTTATGATAGTGTAAAGGGGGCATATAACAAGGCAGTAGATATTGTTGATAAAGTAAAGAATGGGAGAATGGCGTATCCCCCTTCTGCCCAGAAAATCTTGAATCAATATGGCGAAAAGAAAATAGCCCGATTGGATTTACATAGGTGCATTGTGCCCGAGGTTTATACCAATATATTGAATGTATGGTCGCAAGGGGAATTGAAAAAGAGATTGGCGGAAGAACCAAAGGATAAACTCTATCATATTTCGATATGGGTTCATTTAGAAGGAGGGACGACGATTCTTTGTGAGAAGAACGAGGTCATTCATTTAAAGGTCAATCCCAAGACCCCAAAAGGGGAAGAGACTCAAACAGCCAAGACCCCAAGTGTATCCTTTGGCGAACTAATGGAGAAGGGTCGACAATTACAAGGAGACGATAAATGGTTTAGTTATTCCGCCAAGAACAATAATTGCGGTAATTGGATAGAGGGGATTCTAATGGCGAATCATTTGGACGATAAAGCGACCCACGACTTTATAGGACAAGACGCGGATAAGATATTAGAGGGATTCCCTAATATGAGGAAGTTCGTCAATACTTTGACCGATATAGCCGGGAAAGCCAATGTAGTAATTGAGGGTGGTAAGTTGAGTCATAAACGACTTGAGGGGTATGCTTCCAGTTCCAGTGATAGTGATAGAGAGTCCGATAGTGATAGTGATTATGAAAAGGGGTCTGGATTAAATATTGATTTTGACGATTTAAAATGGGGTTCTTTTACCAAACAATTCGAGAGATTCAAACATACTAATTCGCATACGGGTATTAAGGATTTAGAAGGATTCGCCCGTCATATTGTTGCCGACCCCAAACATTATAATAAGACGACTTTAAAAAGGGCGAGATTCTATTTAAATGTCCTTTTAAAATCTCACCATAATAAAATGAAAGGAAAAGGATTGGACGACCATTTACCTTCTGCAAACAAGGACGATAGACAAACCCTATGGAAAGGTGGTTCTTCGTATAATGAAATATTTGGTCCGCACAAAGGAGGTGTTAGGGTGGATATAAAAGGTTCTGGAATGGGAACCAATAGCGGACCCGCAGTTGGTTCTTCACGAACGGGAACAATCCCCTATGCCCCTACCCCCTATTTTTCTCACCAGACAATGGCGGGTGGAAGTATACACACGCACCACCACCATTATTATCACCCAATGAGTGGTATGGGTGTATTCGATTCATTAGACCCCAGATTAAACGGAGTTGCAGACGCATTCGACCCTAGGTCAAACGGGGTTATGAGTTCGGTCGAGAACTTGGTCTCTACGGGTAAATCCGCGGCAACGAATGCGATTGGTAAACTAAAATCGTCCGTCCGTCCGGGGATTAAAAAGACAGTGAGTGCTGGTATTGACGAATTAAGTGGAATGCCGGGAACGGGTAGTCTTGTAGGTATGCTTGGATTGAACAACGCAATCGACCAAGGAGTATCTAAACTAAACCTTGGGTTGGGTCTAAAGAAGCCGCATATGGTAAAAGGGTCTGCGGAAGCAAAAGAACATATGGCTAAAATAAGGGCTATGCGTGGTAAAAAATGATTTAGGGGAAAAATATATTTACCTATTATATATATGGACCCGCATTCAATGTCGCCGTCGCCCGTTTACTCTTTACACCCGGGGGCTATGAGTATACAATTTCATTCACCTTCGCACCTACCAGTGGGTTCTGGTATTCACCACCACCACCATTATCATACAATGCAGGGAACAGGTATGTGGGACTGGGCAGACCCCAATAAGAATGGCGTTGCTGCCGCATTCGCTCCCGTCGCAGACCCGGGCACATACGCCCCTATTGTCTCTGTCGCCAATAAAGTCGCAGACGCTAATACATACGCCCCAGTTGTCTCTGCCGCTAATACGGTCGCAGATAAGGACACATATAGACCCGGGGGTATAGCCGAACAGTTCGCACGCAATAATATACGCCGTGGTATTCACGCGGGTGTAGGAACTGCTATATCCGCCACGACTGGCGTTCCCCTATCTGGTGCATTAGCCGGACAGTTGGGGTTGAACAATGCTATTGACGAAGGACTCGATAAAGCGAATCTGGGATTTGGATTAAAACATAAAAAGGCTCGTATGGTAAAGGGGTCTGCCGAAGCCAAAGCGTTTATGGCTTCCATTCGTAAGAAGAAACACGGAATGAAAGGTGGCGTTATTCCTTCCCCCCATTCTCGTTCATATATTACCGACCCCAGTCTTATTTAATAGTTAATCCCATAATAATAGTGTATTTAAACATTAATTGATATTTAATGTTTAACGAAAGTTAATGATTAATCTCAAAATAACATAGAGAATGCGTAATAAAATCGATTTTATTACGCTTTATATGTATTTTTTGACTATATATATGACTATTTATATTAAAAATCATATTATATCATTATTTATTAACATTTTCCTTATTTTTTGATTAATGTCTGGAATGGATAATGTAAATCGACCCCACTTGTTATTAGAATCTTTACGGCGTTAAAGTCCAACTCCGTTTTTAATCTGTATACGCGTGCACCACACCAACCCAATTCTTCGTCATAACACTTGCCCCACATTTTTGGGGTCTTTCTTATATTACCAATATGCTTAAATACTCTTCTCATTTCCTTAAGGTCTGCACCTTCACATTCAAAGATAAACTCATAGGTATTCATTCTATATAGACTAATGATATATTATCTTTAAATTAATTTTCGAATCAATTTTATGAATCCCGGGGGTTTAGTATATGTATATATAAATGAACGAACCCCTATTAATGCCCGACGACGACCGCTTTGTAGTTCTTCCAGTCAAGTATCCCGACTTGTATGCAATGTATAAAAAGGCAGTTGCTTGTTTTTGGACAAGTGAAGAGGTCGATTTAACCAAAGACATACAAGACTGGTCTAAACTGTCCAGTAATGAAGTCCATTTCATATCTCTCATTCTGGCTTTCTTCGCCTGTATGGACGGACTCATTAATGAAAATCTATGTCTGCGGTTTATGGGCGAAGTGCAGAATAGCGAAGCCCGACTCTTCTACGGGTTCCAAATGGCGATAGAGGGGATTCACCAAGAGACCTATGCGAACTTGATTGATACATATATAAAGAACCCATTAGACAAGGCTAAACTCTTCAATGCAATCAACACCTTTCCGTGTGTTATGAAAAAGGCAGAATGGGTAAAAGAACATATACAAAGTAGCGAGAACTTCGCCGAACGATTAGTCGCCTTTATATGCGTCGAAGGGATTCATTTCTCCGGGGCATTTTGTGCGATATACTGGTTTCGAACCAAGAACCTATTACCGGGGTTGTGCTTTTCGAATGAACTCATTAGTCGCGACGAAGCACTCCATACCGAGTTTGGTATTGCGTTATATAGGAAACTCAAGACCAAATTAAAACAATCCAAAATCCATTCTATTATCAAAGAGGCAGTCGCCATTGAGACCGATTTCATATGCGAGGCATTACCCTGCAGACTGCTGGGTATGAACTCCGAACTTATGACTCGATATATACAATTCGTTGCCGACCGATTATGCCTTCAATTGGGATATGATAAAATATGGAACGCAGTTAATCCCTTTGGATTTATGGAACATATTAGCATTGAGAGAAAAACCAACTTCTTTGAATCTCGAGTTAGTGAGTATGCTCTTGCGACCAGAACCCAAGACGACGGAATATTCGCCTTTGACTTTTAAATGTCTATCTGGGTCAAGTCGCCAATAGGTATGAAAAAATGAGGTGTCTCTGTTCTCTTTCCATAACTGCGAATGGCGGATACATTTCTTATCTCATATTTCGAAAACCTTATTGGGTCATACTCTATATAATATAGCCCGTCCGTATAATGAAATACGAATACCAATCTGCCTTCTGTTCTAGTTTTATTGACTGCTACTATCGTCGTAGGATAGGCAGAGTATTTATTACGCCGGCTCTTGATTTCGTATTTGGTCGTTGGACTATAAGCGTCGAAGGGGCTATAGCGGTCTGTGGCTTTAGCAATGTCTTCGCCAAAATGATTAGATAATAGGTCAATGACCGGTAGTTCATACTTGGTTCCAAACTCTATATCGTCTTTCAATATCTTTATATTGCAAGAGGGAATATTTCCAGCAAGGTCAAACAATAGCATTCCTATATATTAAGACCGAGATATTAATTTTTCCAATTAATTTAATTTCTTCCTAAATATTATATGACCGACTTAAAAGACACGATTCACCATAAACGCCCTAATTTATCCCAGTCCAGTATTACCACCTATAACAGTATTCTAAAGAATCTTTATAAGAATGTATTTGGAGACGGAGAAGTTGATTTAAAGAAGTTCGACGATACGGATAGAATCCTTGGTCATTTAAAAGACTTGCCGGCGAATAAACGGAAGACCATTCTATCTGCTTTAGTCATTATTACCGACGACAAGAAATATAGGGACCTTATGCTGGAAGATATTAAGACCTATACCCAAGATATAGGTAAACAAGAGAAGACGGAGACCCAGAAAGAGAACTGGGTTGGTGGTGCAGAAGTTAAATCACTTTGGGAGACTCTCAAACGAAATGCGGATTTACTATATAAAAAGACAACTCTTACCCAGGCAGACCTACAACAGATACAGTCCTATATCATTCTTTCCTTACTTGGAGGGATATTTATCGCCCCGAGACGGTCAAAAGATTACACCGACTTTAAGATTAAGGACATTGATAGGACGAAAGACAACTATCTCGACAAGGCAACCCTGGTATTCAATTCTTATAAAACCGCTAAATGCTATGGGGAACAAAAGGTCGCTATTCCGCCCACTTTAAAACTCTTATTGTCCAAATGGATTAAAAGGAATCCCACCCCTTGGCTTCTCTTCGATACAAACGGGAATCAACTCTCGTCCGTTAAATTGAACCAACGACTCAATAAACTCTTTGACGGCAAGAAAGTGGGCGTAAATATGCTCCGGCATTCCTATCTCACAGACAAGTATGCAGACACCATTAGCCAGAATAAAAGTATTCAAAACGATATGACTAATATGGGCTCCTCAACTGCTATGGCTACTACTTACATTAAGGATAATTGATTTCTTTTTTAAATACCAATTTTTAAAATATTCCTTACGCTTTTCCTTATTTTTCTGTTCCCATTTTTTAGTAGAAATTGCTTGCATTTCCTTATTGTTTTGCTGGTATAGTTTTTTTGTTTTTTTTCTTTCCTCAATAGATATGATTGGGGACTTTACATTGACGCAATTGTTGTTGTCTATCCACCACCTTTCTCTTTGTAATAACTCCTCTTTGGTATTACAAGGGTAATCCTCTACGAGTTCCAATTTACAATCTTCACACTCTAAAATAGGATTTATAGATAAGTTCTTTCCTATTTTTTTGTCGTTAATATGAACTGCCCTTCTTTTGACTAATGACTGAGTGGTTGAACCAAAATAAGTTAAACCCCCTCCAGTTGCCTTGTAAATCTTTGACTTTGAGTAATCTACCATTTTATATATATATGCAGGTTCTTTTTATATTATTCTCAAAACATATGTGAAAGAAGACTAATTAGTCGATTGCGTAAAATGCGTAAAATCCACCCCCGTCCTAGAAACTTTTCCACTGTTCGAACTACCAACTACCAAGTGGCGTCAGGTGGTAGAAGGAAAATCCCCTATGTGAAAAGTTTATAAAAGTATACTCGCTTTTACGCAATTTCGCAAAGTCCCTAACTAAGCCCCTTTTAGTATCCAGAGCCGGATTTGGCGAATTGCTGAAATGCCGGTGGTAGGGTATGTCCCCATTGGAAGTTGGACGAATAGGCTTGTGATTGCAGTGCCGGCGGTTCTCTTGACCCTATTAGATTCCCCTGAATACCAATCGACCCCATTTCTCTGCGTGGCTTGTGCCGGCGTGGGTGGACTAATGAACCCCCTGCAAACAATCCGTGTCCGCCTCCGGCGTATAGACCCGAACCGCCATACAATCCCGAACCACCATACAATCCCGAACCCCGTCTATGACGGTTGTGGGGGTGGTGGGCATAAGTGTGGTGGGGGTGAGTGTGGTGAATGTGGTGGGGGTGTTGTGGTAGTAAGTGAAGGTGGGACATTCCCAATTGACTTCGCTTGGCGGCTGTCTTTGCTTCCAATGACCCCAATTGTGCATTGGCTATAAAAGACCCCATATTCGCCCTATCCAATTTACCATTGTTCTCTCCAGTGTAGTTGTTGATTGCCTGCGTTAAATGATTACGCGTAGCCATTGGTGGCGGATTCATATGTGCGGGAACACCATAATGCATATTCATTTCATTGGTCTGCGATTGGCGAGACGGTGGTGCATTGGGGTGATACATAGGGGATATGACTTCGCCATTTGGTGCAACTTGTTCCGTATGGTAGGGGTCGTATGAATTAATCGCACCCTTGGCGTAGTTCCCTAAATGCTTTCCACCTGCTTTGCCGAACATAGAACCGGCAGTATAGGCGGCTGGGGCGAACTCCGGGTTGCCCGACGCTACGGCTGCGGCTGCCGCTGCGGCACCCAATGCTTCTGGTGCATATTCGACACCCATATCTATTGCCTGACTGGCTAAATCCTTCGCAATGGGAAGGGCGACTTTTCCCGCTTCATATGCAATGGGTTTAGCGGCTTCGTATCCCGATTTCGCTAAATCGACACCCTGTCTGCCCAAGTCCGTCGCCATATTAACACCGCTCGAAATACCCGATTTAATTGTATCGAATATTCCCTTTCCGTGATTCGCCGCGAGTTCTTCGTGGGTTAGGGCGTGTCTCATTCCCTTGCCCTTGCTGTGGGCTTTCATTAATTTCTGGTGGTGTCCGGCTTGCAATAAAATAGGGAAGGGACCCGGGGCTAGATTCACCTTATCGCCCTTTTTCATTTTGGCTAAATGCCGGTGGTGGCTGTGAATGTGGGCTACTTTAAACTCCATTATATTATTCTATGAGAAATAAAATAATGTATACCGTATTTTTAGATTGGGGTCATTAAACTAAAATTAACACTAAACTCTCGCACCTGTTAAAATGTCCAGACTGACTTCCACGCCGTATTCCACGAAGATAAAAATATCGACATTGAGTGCACTGGTGCTTTGACCAAGAACGGACACCGATTTAGGAACGGCTTCTTCGACCGGCAACATACGGCTACAATCCACATAGTAGTAGTTATAGCAAGTCTCGAATGATTTTTGGTCAATGAGTCCGGAGGTCATTCCTTCCGTCTGTCCGCCATTCACGGCATTCACACCATACACTTGATTGAGGAACTGCTCATAGGCATATCGTTCCTGGTTATAGATTGCATTTTGTCCGGATATTTGGATATTGAACTGGGTAAACATACATAAGGGACTCGTTGGTCCCGCGCCGGCGGGGTCGAAAGGGGACTGAATGGGGACAACCGTCATTGTAGAAGGAACATAGGTCGTCGACTGGGTCGAAGAATAAAATGGAAGACACAAGACCGACTTAATGTTGGCTATACCGTTGGATATAAGGTTGTTGAAATTGGTCGACGGTTTAATCTGATTCACAATCTGGTATTGGTAGACATCTGTGTAGACGACCTTTTTAATGGGCGAAGACAGATAGGAACTTTCGAATACCGGGTTGAAAGAATAGGCGGGGACATTGAGAATGACCGAACCAGACAAAGGACTTCCTTGGGCTGTGGTCTGTGAAGAGTTGAGACTCTTATTACCCACATTAAGAGAGACGACATACGAACCAGTAGGGAATGCGGAGGCGGCACCACTATCAAACTGACCAGCATATTGTCCCTGGTTCAAACTCGCCAACATAAGAGGATTAACACCACCAAGAGGTGAGACCACATTAGTTGTCGCATACAAGAACTGGGCTTGGGCATTTACAATAGCAGTAAAGTTGGAAAGGGCAGTCGCTGCTTGGACATTGGTAATA